AAACTGTAATTGCAGCGTATGCAGCGCGTCCGGCTCGCTCGTCAATCTCTGCGATAACCTTCGGCATGTTGTTGATGAACTTTGCCTTTTTTATTGCCATCAGACGTAAACCTTGTTCAGGTCGGATGAGCCAAGCGCATCAGCCGGAACAAGGCCGGCTCCAATCACCACAGACGCGCCAGCCACAATAGGGTCAAGCTCGGTTGACTCACCAAAGGCAATGTATGAGCCGTTGGTTACTGGCGTCAGATCATCAGACAGATACATTGCCTTGGCTGCAACCTCTTCACCACGCTCATTGCGAATCAGCTTGAAATCCTTCTTGTACCAGCATCTGGCAACGACTGGCGCAGAATAGGTGTCTTGCCCTGTCCAATCGTCGTGACCTGTCTTGAGCCAGTACGTGCATTTCAGCGTCATGAAATCTTCGCCGATAAAATCAAGAGCCAAGGCGAGACCTCCACATTTCAGCTAACTGGTGATAGTTGTACGCCGTTTCGACATCCTTGGCTTCGTCGCGCTTGCGCTCGCACCATTCAACGACTTTATTCATAGCAGCCGCCAACAGTCATAATGAACGCACTTCCGCCTCCTTGAGCTGGGATATCGACGATACCATCAGGATCTGCCTCGCTAATGCGAATCGACAGCCAATCATAGGTATCTTCAAGAGTGCCGTACTTGTACGACTTACTCAATACATCAACGCTTTGCGATGAAGTCTGGCGGACGCCATTGATTGATTGCAGCGCCACAAGATACAGCTTGATTAACCTAACCTTGGCGTCAGTGTATGCGGCGGTAACGAAGTCGGCGTCTTTGCTGTCGGCGGTCTCAATGAAAGCCGTGATTTCGATTTCAGTCAGCGGCTCGAAGCCTAGCTTCTTGATGAATGCCGCGCATTCAGTCGGTGTTACTGTTGCCATTTTTCACCTTCTTGAGATACATGACGCAATGCACTGCGCGTTCAACGGCAAAGAAAATCGCACCAATGCACGACACGACAAGCGTAATTTCAGACCACGGAACCGCCATCACATAGCTACTAACACCGACCGTCACAGATGCTGCGCCAGCCACTTTGCTAGCCGTTGAAATTGTGTCCCCTGCTGGCGACTCCATTACGCGAGAAAGTTTGTCAAGCATGTTTAAAATTCTGTTAATTTGTGGTATTGGTCGATTTTAACATAGAAATAAGAAAGCCGCGCAAAGGCTTGTTAACATCTAGCCCGCTATTCGCGGTGATGTTTGCCCATGACGGATTGATGGTGACGGCAGAGATGAAGTCTGGCATTTTGTAGCCCTTGGTGGGTTTTAGACATTATACCACATAAGAAAAAGCCCCTCGGAGTGAGGGGCTTGTTGGTTATGTGATGGATTCCACCTCTATACCACTTATGTAAGCAAATGCGCTACCGCTGGCTAACAAAACAAGCGCTTGTATATATCCAAGCGCATCCGCGTGGACAGTAAACGTCAAATATCCACTAGGACTAGCTTCATCTGCTACGTGGTTTTGATACGTACCAGAGCTATTGACACGAACTTGTGAGACTTTGTCGCCTACTGTTGCGGTTGCTGCTGCGGATGCAGTATATCTTACTGTGTATTTCCCGAACGGCGTAAGCCCTCCAATTTCTAAATACCCGTTATTGCGCCCAGGGTTAGGGTCGATATACGCGAACCCTTTGAGCAGCGCGTCATTTGTTAACGAAACACTTGAATTGCCTGTGTTACCACGACCAGCAGAGTTACCACCATACCATCCGTGCGTTTGCAGTTTAATAGGAGAGCTTCCTCCTATGTTATTTACAAACTGGGCAGGGAATCCTATTAAAGTATTTTCTATGGGTGTTATTGGAATTATGCCTTTGTTTATATTCATAGGCATATTGTTTAGAGTGCTCGCAAGGCCAAATCCAGTGACGGTTTTTATCACATCACTGGATGGGATACCAGCATCTGGCCATGACCGCTTAATCACGGAAACAGGCAGCTCACCGCGCGACATTGCAGATATAACTTCGTGGTTATATCGCCGAAGTGACGCCATCCCTAGAGCGGTATGATGCACTCCGTCAGACGGATCTAGCGCCCAATCCCCTAGATTCCAGACATAGTTGTAATGGTCTAGCATTGGCCGGTCTGCCGCATTGTTCCAGCACTCAGGCATGTTGGCCTTTATCCATGGCTCAAGATACACCCTGTTGGCGTAGTTGGCCCCCTTGTCCTCATCGGTGCGACACGAGTTATTTAGTCCATAATTGCGGTATGAGGTGTTACCGACAATAACTTTAAACCCTGCGGCCTTGAGTTGGGCCACTCCGTTAGCCAGAAGCGCCATCACATTGGTCCAGTAAATAGCTGGAGCATCAGCCGCCCTACCATATGTAGCTACGGCATTAGATACATCATTACCAAGTGGATTGGCTAGTGATACAACCATGTTGGGGGTGGCAGACCGGGCTAAAATATTTGGGAGGGCGTTATTGGTCCATGTGGCCATGGTTGCACCACTTAGCGCGTCGCAGATGACATCGACTGTCGATCCGTCAGCGGTAAACATCCGCTCGGCATAAGGCAGATAGGTCGCCGCATACGGCCTGCTGTCAAGTGATGCCATGGCAAAATCTAAAGTTCCAATAGCAAAAGGTTCAAGCACCTGGATTGACCCAACCTGCTTATACTCACCACCAGCCTTGATATAAGGCGAAACAGCCTTATAAACGCCACTCACTTTGAAATAAGGAGAGGCCGGCAGATATGTGCCAGCTACTTTTATGTCCATGCGCTACTCCGTGTATTTCAGGTACAGGTTACCGTCAGGCATGCCGTCGTCATTGTCTGGCTCTGCCGTGCCGAATGTGACTGACATGGACTTGCCGCCTGATACCTCCACTCTTCGTGCGCTCTTGTAGTCAACCCCATCCCACAGCATGTATACAACCGATGGGTCTGGATTATCAGGAATTGACGTAACGTACTTTACTCCAACAGTATCAAATGGCGCATAGCCAGTTGGTGATGTCATTTTGTAACCTCGTTGGTTATGTTTTCAGCATTATACCACGGCGTCTTGCTTGGCTGGGCGGCCACGCTTAGGTTTTGGTTGCTCTTCTTCTTGTTGGGCAACTACCGGCGAGTAGTGCGATGTGATTACGCCGCCATGCTCGTTGTCGATATGCGTAGGCTCGTCAGTGCGCACACGCTCAGGAGTTGCCACTTCAAGCGCAGGATCGACAACCTCTTCATAGGCATCAGCAGGAAACACCTCGCCAATCTCGCCAGCCGTCTCGATAATGTCGCCTCCTCTCATGCCGCCAAAGTGGTACTTCAATACATACTTTTTCATATTCACTCCAAAAATTAGGGCTCCATTGCGGAGCCCTTTGATATTACATTACGCCAGATTAGGCTACAACAGAGAAGTTGAACACGCCGCCACGGCCATTGATGTCTGAGCGAACTTGCAGACCCATAGCGCCGTAAATCATGAAGTTGTAGTTGTCGAACGGGGTGTTACGCACCATCGGGACAACGGCAACAGACGCACCAACCAGCGGACGGATGTACTCTTGGCTACGGATGTAACCAAACATCGCTTGACCGCCAGACAGCTTGAAGGTGCGCTTGATTGCCTTGACTCGGCCAAAGTTCAGCACGTAATCTTTCAGCAAGCCTTCCTTGAAGCTAGCGGATCCACTGTAAGGACGCTCAAGCACTCGCATGATTTCAGGAGAAACCCACAGCACGTCCAGCGCATCAACGTAGTTGTCATCCAGACGAGCGGCCAGATACTGGTTGAAGAACGCGATGATTTCATCGTTGGTGGCAGTCGTCAGGTTGATGTTTGCGCCAACCACGCCGCCAACGGTGCCGGAGCCCATGTTGATCTGGTAGGTGTTGCGGTGATTGCGGATGCCTTGACCAGTCGCGCCATCTACTTTAATGCTGGTGTCACCAGTCAGCATGTAGTCAGCGATGTTGGACAGAACCCACTTCATTTTCAGCGCCTGAGCGTCGGTGGCGAAGTCGATACCTTCTGTCAGGCCGCCAACAGCCTTGCGGTAGTTAACGCCATAGCCAGCTGTGAAGCACGGAATCGGGTCGCTGTCGTACACGTTTTCATTGTGGTCGAAGTCAACCGGAGTTTTGAAGTCCATGGAACGCTCTACATCTTTGGATACGTCGGTACCCTTGGCGTAAGCGTTGGAAGTCTTGCCGATGGAGAGCGGCTTAGCCAAGCCCATCAGGTCAGTCAGGAATTCACGGCCTTGGTCGTTATCCTTAACCTGGATGGATACACGGTCAGTCTCGCGCCAGAAGTCCAGAGCGGGCTTGCCAGCGTTAGCCTCAAGGCCGGAACGCTGCTCGGCGGTCAGTTGATTACCATACAGGTCAACAAAGTGTTGGTTCTGTTTGGTGAACACGCGACGCTGGGAAAGCATCTCGTTGTATTGGCTCTGGCTGGCGCGGGTGTTGG